ATTCGTGTGTGGTGGGTGCCGTCGAAGCATCAAGAGATCGACGTGCCACCCATTGATGTAGGTGGAGAGGAGATTCCGTTTTGACGGCAACAACGATATTCGGACCCCCAGGCACGGGCAAGACCACACGGCTGATCAACATTGTCCAGCAGGAACTGGACCGTGGAACGGCGCCCGACAAGATTGCTTTCATGTCCTTCAGCAAGAAGGCAGCGCAAGAGGCACGTGATCGTGCAGCCGAGAAGCTGGGCATCAACGAACAGCAGATGATGTGGTTCCGTACGCTTCACTCGTTCGCCTTCAACCAGCTTGGCTTGAACGGGCAGAAGGTTTTGAAGGGCGCTGACTACAACAAGATCGGGGAGCTTGTCGGCCTGCCGATGAAAGCGTCCGCCTCGACGAACATGGATGACGGCATCCTGTTTCCTGTTGGCATGGCTATTGGTGATCGATACCACACCATGATCCAGATTGCCCGTGTCACCGGTAAGCCTCTCGACGAAGTCTTCAGCGACGAGGGCGACTGGCGACTGAACTATCAACAGTTGAAGCTGGTCCAGCAGACTATCGACGACTACAAGAAGACGATGGATAAGATCGACTTCGTGGACATGATCGAGCAGTTCGTTCTGCACGGTGACTGTCCGCTGTTCGACGTGCTCATCGTGGACGAGGCCCAGGATCTGGTCCCGCTACAGTGGCGCATGATCCACGAGGTGATGCAGCCACACGCCAAGCGTGTCTACTTTGCCGGCGATGATGACCAGTGCATCTTCTCGTGGATGGGCGTGGACGTTCGGGACTTCTTGAACGCATCTGATGATAAGGTAGTTTTGGATAAGTCATATCGTCTTCCGTCACAGATACATGCGATGGCTGACAATGTCGTAAGGCGGTTGTCATATCGACAAGAAAAACAGTGGTATCCGGCCAGAGAGGGTGGCTCGGTAGTATGGCATCATGATATCCTCGACGTGGACTTACGAACTGGCGAATGGTTGATACTTGCCCGCACGAATAACATTGCGAACAGAGTTGCAAGCACCCTCAAGGAACAGGGGTATCTGTTCTGGAGGGACGGTTCGTGGTCCATCTCGCAAAATGTTTTGAACGGAATCGAGGTGTGGTTGCGGCTATGCACAAATCAGTTTGTCTCCCCAGCGGACTTGAAGACCTTCTCAAAAGTTATCCGACCATCGGTCATCACCAAGTCTGGCAGAAGCAAACTTATCAACCTCGACCCCGAAGCCACTTACAACCTCACCGATTTACAGAACCTGTGCGACCTGAATGTGACCGCCGTGACACCGTGGTACGAAGTGATCCGTGTGTCGGAGCAGGAGCGGATCTACATTACTTCTGTGCGACGGATGGGAGAGTCTATCTTGTCGGGCAAGCCGAGGATTCGGATCTCGACGATCCACAAGGCGAAGGGTGGGGAGGCAGACAACGTCCTCCTCCTGCTTGAATCCAGTCCAGTAATCACCCGAGACAACGACATCGAAGGTGAGACTCGTGTGTTCTATGTGGGCATGACTCGTGCCCGCAAGGAACTTCACATTGTTCAGTGCTACAATAACCACAGGTTTGAATTATGAAAAACAGAGAGTATTTTCTGAAGCAGGCGGAAGAACTGATCAATGGACCGAGGGCCGAGGACTATGGGCCGGCGCTGTTGAACCACGAGCGGATCGCCACAATCTGGAATGTGCTGCTCCGCAAGAAGCTGCTCGACAAGATCACACCGACGGAGGTGACTGCCATGATGGTTGGACTGAAGCTGGCACGGCTTGCCGAGGACATGCACAAGGATGATTCGTGGATCGACATCGTTGGGTATGGAGCACTCGGCGGGGAAATTGCGAACGATGAAAGCTGATCTGTTTGACATCGATGAAGAGTGGTATCCGCCGTCGTCTCTGCCGGACCTGACAAATTGTGACCGCATTTCTATCGACCTTGAAACCTGTGATCCGAACCTGCTGACCCTGGGTCCGGGTTGGTGTCGCAATGATGGTTACGTCATTGGCTATGCTGTTGCTGCTGGTGACTTTGTTGGCTACTTCCCGATCCGTCACCAAGGTGGTGGCAATATGCCCGAGAAGGCTGTGGTCAACTGGTTGAAGAAGCAACTCGCCACGCCGCACATCGAGAAGATCATGCACAACGCCATGTACGATTTGGGCTGGTTACGCTGGGCCGGGATCGAGGTGCAGGGCAAGATCATCGACACGATGGTGGCGGCGCCGCTGCTGAACGAGAACCGCCGCTGGTACAACCTTAACAGCTTGGCCGGTGAGTATCTCGGCGAGTGGAAAAACGAGAAGATGCTGAAGGCTGCGGCATCGATGTATGGTGTCGATCCGAAGGGGGAGATGTGGAAGCTACACGCTTCGTTCGTGGGCAAGTATGCGGAACAGGATGCTGCTGTTACACTGCGTCTGTGGGACCGGCTGCGGGCTGACATCGCCAAGGATGAAGTCACCAGCATCTTCGAGTTGGAAACCTCGCTGATCCCGTTGATGCTGGACATGAAAACGAAAGGTGTGCGTGTCGATATAGATCGAGCCGAGCAGGTGCAGAAGGAACTGAAACGCCGCGAGGACAAGTTACTTAAAGAAGTAAAGGAAGAGACCGGCATCGCCGTGGAGCCGTGGGCCGCTGCATCTATAGCAAAGGCGTTCGACGCCCTTGGGTTGAACTACAACAGGACAGAAAAGTCGAATGCGCCAGCCTTTACAAAAGCATTTCTTGCGAACCATACCCACCCGGTGGCGCAGAAGATTGTACGCCTGCGCGAGTTTAACAAGGCCAACACGACATTTATTGAAACCATTCTTGAGCATTCGCATAACGGTCGTATCCATTGTGATTTTCACCCTCTTCGTTCAGATGAAGGGGGCACAGTTACCGGACGATTTTCTTCGTCCAACCCGAACCTCCAACAGATCCCGGCCCGTGACCCCGAAATCAAGAAGATGATCCGGGGTCTCTTCATCCCGGAGGACGGAGCGAAGTGGGGTAGTTTTGATTACGCATCGCAAGAACCACGGTGGCTTGCACATTACTGTGCCACACTGACTGGGGTTCGTCGGGATCCACAGATCGATGACGTGGTTCGAATGTATCACGAAGGCAATGCCGATTTCCACCAGATGGTGGCGGACATGGCAGGTGTGTCACGCAAGGAAGCCAAGACTGTGAACCTCGGCATCATGTACGGCATGGGCAAGAAGAAGCTAGCCGGCACCCTCGACATCACCAAGGAGGACGCCGAGGGGCTGTTGCACAAGTATCACCAAAAGGTGCCATTCGTGAAGGGCATGGCCGATCTGGCGATGAACCAAGCGGCGGACAAGGGTGTGATCCGTACGTGGCTTGGACGTAAGTGCCGTTTCAACCTGTGGGAGCCAAGGTCTTACGGGTACAACCGTGCGCTGCCGCTCGAAGATGCCGTCAAGGAGTACGGTGGCAAGGGCATGATCCGCCGGGCTTTTTGCTACAAGGCACTGAATCGACTGATTCAAGGGTCAAGCGCGGACCAGACCAAGAAGGCGATGGTGACGTGTTATGAAGAAGGACTGGTGCCAATGCTGACAGTTCACGATGAATTGTGTTTCAGCGTGAACTCTCGTGAAGAATCCGACAAGATTGTGGATATCATGAAGAATTGTGTACCAGACTTGAAGGTGCCGTTCGACGTGGACGCCGAGCTTGGTGACAACTGGGGAGAGGTTGGATGAACCTGAAATGTTTTGGTTGCGGCGGCAACGTGATCTGGGGCGGTGATCATGATGTCGAGGACAGCGAAGATTACTTCATCGTCTCGAATCTACACTGCGCGGACTGTGGACTGTTCTACCTTATGTATCACCCAACGCCTGAATCCGATGAGCCAGTCGCATCGCCCGATTCGGAGTCTGTTTAGCCCACCTGGAATCTAACATCTGGCGGCTGGCTTCGGCCCAGTCCCGATTATCGACGGCGGCTTTCATTTTTCGGAACTTCGAGAGCCGTGGACGACCGAGTTGGAAGCACATGTTCGCGATGCACAATTGTGCCTCTTCTGGCAAGTCATTGAAATCGCTGTACAATAATTCGCAATCTCGTACAGTTCGTTGAATGTCCTCGTGGAATAGGTCATCGACGTGCTCCTGAGAGACCGTAGTGCCCACTTCGAACCCGTACAGTTCGTCATCTTCGGTAATAAGGTGCCCAATGCCCACGGTTTTGTAGCCGAGATGGTCAAGATAGATCTCGAGCTTGCATCCTTCGTCGATGGCAAGTTCGTGTTGAAGCTGTTCTAGGTTCATGGTTACCTCCTACATGCAGAGATCTTCATACCGGGTGGTATGCAGCCGGTGCTGACTTAGATCACCTGTGTGTCGTGCACGTAGTAAGTCTAATAGCCAACGAAACATTATTGTATCCTCCCTAGCCTTTCAAACAAGTCCCTGGTCCGTGGATCGAGAATCGTGTCGATGGCTGTCCTTGATGTTGGTTGTGATTGCACGGGAGCCGCTGAAGGGAGATTCACAGCGGCTCCCGTATCCGTTGCTGCCGGTGGAGGAATCGGCGCCACGGATGTCTGTGGTGGTGTGTCTGTAGATCCACTCGGTGATGGTATTTGGACCGGGGTCCGTGGACGGGTGCCCAAGGGCTGTTCACCTTCTTCCAGCACACCAGTCAACCGACGAGTACGGTACTCCTTGGCAAGCCGGTTCAGTTCGGTGACGATGGGCTGGCGCTCGAAGTAGCGGCCAGTGGTATCTTGGAAGCGTTGAATTTCCAGGAAGATGTCGTTGTCAATGTTCAACGGCTCGAACCTGCCTTGAGAAATCGTGCTATAGTTCGAGAAGCCTAGATCCTTCGCAGCCTTCCGGATCTCTTGGTCTGTCATGCCCAGCTTCTTCATGTTCTGAACCATGCGATAGGCACGATTGTGAACCTTGAACTTGCGCTCGTTTTCTTGAATGTAATTCTCGCGAATGATCCGCAGCATATCTTCCGGGGATTCAATCGTACCAGTGAACGCCCGTAGCTGCTTGTTAAAATTCTGCTGCGGCTGACGTGCAGCCTTGTTGTGTTCGAGCACACGATACAACATGCTCCGCTTGGCATCGACGCGAACCTCACCGATGCCCGTGATCAAGCGAAGAATCTCCTCGCCGATTTGTCTGCGGTTGCCACGAGTATCCAACCCTTCTTCTTCAAGGAAGGAAGTAAGAAGACGACTAGGCACAGCGAACTCAACGTCGCCCGTAAGCGGGGATACCTTGGCGGGGGAGCCAAGATACTGCTCAATAATGCCGGGGGTGAAAGCCTCCAGCACATGGGTGATCGCCTTGCCTGCTCTCTCAGGCAAAGTGTCTTCTGACTTGTAGATTCGTGCTCCGGTTTTCATCTCGCCGCCACGAACTGTCAGGTCAAGAAGGCGTTCAGTGATGATGGATTCCTCGGCGAATGGAGACAGCATCTCTCCCAGCACTTGGCCGGCCATGTTGGCGACGATTGTCGAGGCATCCTGATCCAGTGCCTTGCCGTCTTGCATGGCGTTGAGCAGACCCTCTACCGGG